GTGATGCAAAACCAAACTATAGTTTGGCAATGAACAACTTTGTAGCAGAAGTACCTAGATTCTTTTTGGAAAATGGAGAATTAACGCGGTTTAGTTCATTGAAGGCTGGAGAATTTAAGCCGTTCCAATCCGGCATCACCTATTATATGGATGTTGTTCTAAGAAAAACAGATGACATGGTAATGTTTGAAGGCCCTGCTGAATATCAAATGATAGTTGATACAATTTTTGATACCGGTGTTCAATCGTCTCAAACAATACCCGCAACTCAGGGAAACCGCTGGTCCGCTAGGGGCTGGGGCTATGGACCAAGTTGTCAAGTTAGTAACGTCAGTTCTTCTACTCCTGGGGTTAATTATTTTGGCACTCACCCCACAGAAGACCTAAGTCCAGATCCACATGAGGGCTTGGATCTTTACAACTCCTCTGTTGGTGATTCGTGGACTTACAATACGGCAGATCCATCTTACGCGCCTTATACACCTCCGTATTTTTATGGTACTGCAAAAGCCAGAATTAGATTTGCCCCACACAAACAAAGAGAAATGGGGCCTAATGAATCTTCACTGTTTAGTCTGGAAGAAATATTGGCTCAGGCTGAAATTGACACGTATTATATCAACGATAATGAAAGGGCATTAAATTTTGAAAAAGACACAAATCTGTTAAATGCTGATTTCGGCACTTATCATAATTTGGCCGGCAAACAACAAATGCATGTATCATCTTCAGTTAGCCTTTTCGGAAGAATTAAAGGAAAGACCGATGACGATGATATTTGGGTGATTAATCCTAAATTTGAAACTCCGGTCTTAAACTTCTCTGGTAGTGAAAACCCCACAAAGGGAACAACACCAGTTGATTATAGTGATAGTGATAATTTGTTTACAGATCCCAACGGAGCATTTTTTAAGACAAAGGGAATGTGGTATAATTACGGCGCCTTCCCACAAGGAGAAGAGGGCATATTTATTGAAATGCGGGAAAGTTTCCCAATTGAATATACAACAAAGAACAAAACAATAACTGATCCCGAAACTGGAGAGACGGTTAAGGTTGGGTCTTTGTTGGAAAATTGTGGCTTTAAAATCGCAAACACAGATCTTCAAGATAGAATTGGTAAAATTGCTGATAATAAAACTATATCTGAGGCGATTGTTTTAATACCGGTTTATAGAGAAGGTAACGTGGATAAAAGATTTGAAATACCATACAATATTTTCAAAACTCAACTTGACAATTTACAAAATCATGGCGTTGCTTTACTCGCAGATGACGAAATTAATACCACAGGTGTCAAAAAGGAAACAACTTCGGTATCTGATATGATCGAAAAGATGCAAAAGTATGTCATTCCGCCTCAAATGAACTTCTTAGAATTTGAGGAAGTGGCGCCGTTTGTAATGTACATACTGGAATTCACTCATGAACTGAGTAGGCAAGATCTTGCTAACATTTGGCAAGGAGTTATGCCAGACATCTCTGTTAGGGCCGAGAAGAGAAATGCAACGTTGCAACATCCCCTGAACAAGACGTATGAATTTTTTGGTTGGTTAAACACAAAAGCAGATTCGATGGATGAAAGTTTGGGAATTGTTAAGTGGCAAGTCTTTAAAGTAAAACAACGAGCAGCCAAAAACTATTACGAGTTAACACCTCAAACCGAGGCTCTTGAAGAAGTTAAACAAAACTTAACAAGCAATGTTCTGCCAAAGATGAAAGGCTACACTTACAATTGGCCTTACGATTTCTTTTCTTTGATCGAGTTGGTACAGATAGAATCAGAATTGACCGTCAAGCCAAGTCCGATATCTTCTGTAACTCCTGTAGAAACCGAGTACAGTTCTGAAGAGGCAGGCGATGTTAGTGAAGATTTTGATGCGCAATACACAATAAAGACGCCGCCCTTCATACCTCCTACGCCCTGATTTGGCTTTAACTTTTTAGTTAATTTTGTTTTATTCAAACCTATTTATATTGTCGTTTTTTTGACAACACATGAAATATTATGGAATTTTTTGATCGCAAAGAAGAGGTAATGGATATCCAACTAACTCAGTACGGCAAACATTTGCTGTCAAGGGGAAAGTTTCGTCCAGTTTTTTATGCCTTCTATGATGACGATGTAATATATGATCTTAAATATGCCAACAACGGTGATGAAGAAATTCAGAAATTGGCCGAAGATCGAATCAAAAGCACTCCCAGAATAAAAAGTCAATATGTTTTTAGTGGTAGAGAATTAAAAGCAAACAAGGTTGATTCCGGCACTTGCAAGGGAGAAATGGCTGTTTGCAATAAACTACAAGTTTCAAAAGTGAAACAATATGCTTTAGGTCTTCCCTTGGGCACTTCTGAGCCAAACACCAGCAAGCATCCTGCTTGGGCGGTTAAATTCCTAAAAGGATCTTTGAGCGGGTCTTCTTACTATTCTGAATCTACTAGAGAAGAAGTAGAGTTTACTTTCTTATCTGATGCGTCAACCGATTACCAGAATACTTCCACAAACTTAGGAAAATATATTGATATTTACGACAATGCTGGAAGGCAGATCAGATTTTACTTTCATGGCGGTTTAGGGGGTGCAACTGACAATCCTCCTCCAACGCCGGCTGGGGGTGAAGTACGTGCGGTGTATGCCGCCACCGACAAGGAAACTATAGCAGAGAATTTCCGCAGCATGGTCAGCGGAACGAAAGAAGGCGGGAATGATTGTGACGGCTGCTTGGATAATAGTGTTCTTGTGTTTGACACATTTATAAGTGGCAATAAAACAACAGTACTCAACAAAAAACAAGGCCCCATGAAAGATGCGGTTATATCGTCTGGCTTGTCTGATTATATAACACTAGCAAGAAAAGTGCAGGGCAAAATACAGTCTCCTCGTCCTCTTCCCATTCCGCAATTGGACATTACTTTGAAAACAAAAGTAAAAGTTGCCAGCGTTTATGAGCCTCCGTCTGGCGAAGAATTGCCAACGTCATTTTCTTATGAACTGCCAATTTACAAAGACGGCACTAGACTACAGTTTGAGTCTGAGCAGTTGATTTTGGATATTACTGAGAATAATGCTCCTTTCTTGAGAGAAAATATGGAGGTAGAGGTTTTTAAAGTCGAAGAGGATGAAAACGGTGTTGAGGAATTAATGCCACTAATGTTTGAAAAGGGTGTTGATTTCATCGTAGACAATATTCTATTGGACGGCCGCGAAATTGCCAACAAACTTGAAGCAAATCGTCTTGGAATAGAAGAAGGCCCTCATATGGTTAATTACTTTTTAGACCTCGCAGTAGATAAAGAAATCGACATTGATGTTGAACAGATTAGAAATTATGAGATTAACGTTAATCCATATCTCCGCGATAGAAACGAAGAAGAGCCTTGCGATGACGATGCGGCCAACAACAATAATACGGGAGTCTACTAGATGTCGAGTTTAGATGCAAATAATGTTCTGGGAGTATATTTGCCCAACATCTATATTTCCAAAATTACTTTGGATTCCACTTCTGTCGATGTTCCGCTTCAAGTTAAGAATCCGCACCTTAAGGCAGTTAAGTTTAATGAAAGTGCGAATACGAACATGGAGGCATCAGCGCAATCTCATCCTGCCGGGAATACGCCAAGAGCATATAAAATTGCAGTTTTAAATAAGTGGTTGCCCATTGAAAAACTTCAATCTACAACAAACCAAGATAGGGATTTGAAGATTAAAATTGAATTTACTGTAAAGGATAAAGTAAAGGCTGGCTCTATTTTGTCTTGGTTTGTGAACGATGAAATCACAAAATATTTACGTGCCAGAGTGGTAATGAGTACCACAGCAACGGTGACTCAAGAAATAACGCTTAATCCTAACGTTTATTTTGGCTTAAACGGAGTTTTTAACAAAGGCGGCGTTATATTCCGCGATTTAGTTTTAGAGGCATGGCCACCGAAGTGGGCAAAGATAGTTGGCGGAAAGTGTGTAAGCGGTATGTACTGCAGCGAATGGGAGCAGTTGAACGAGGAATTTAAGTCGATGCCCCAAGATGCTATGTTTGGGGCGTATGCTGCATGGGAAAACGCAAAAAACGTTTACGAACATGTTGAGAAAAATTCTAGTTTGTCAAAGGGTTTGGACGTTATTAACGTCTCTGCAGATTCATTGACTAAAAAAGCATTAAATGATTTAAAAGAATTGTTTAAAGACAAGGATCAAGATTACAACAACGCGTTAACAAATACACAACTGATTAATCAAGAAATAGATTCTGATGGAAATACCATCTTTTCTTTCTCGTTGCAATATGATCTCGAAATTCCCGGAGTTGTTTTTCCACAGCATCTTTCGATTTTTGCCGGCACTTATTTGGACCTAGAAAATTTGTTAGATGATCATGGCATATCAGATGTAAAAATACCACCAGGAATTGTAGAGAATCTGGGGGTTGGTCGTACAGTGTCAGAAATCGTTATTAACCAAGGATCCGTTACAAAAACTGGACATATTTTTAGAGATTTTAGTGGTAACATATATCTTGGCGAAGCGCACAAAAATCCCATGGGTCAATGGATGAAGGGTTCGAACTTTGATCCATTTAAATATATTCCTGTGTCTTGGGACGGCGAAGGTTCTTATGAAGCCGCATACCAAACAGACGCGTTCAAGTTAGATTTATTAACCATGGAACTGGTGTCTAATACAAAGGTACAAGACTTTAGATATATTACTGAGATTGAAAAATTGAGTTTAAGCGTTGCCTCTGTTCTAGAATATGCCACCGCCGGTATGAAAATGGCTGGCGGCAGCGCTCTAGTGACGTCCACAACTAAAAACTTTCTTGCAAAAATTCCTAATCGCCCAGATCCTTATTTTTCAAAGATACGTTTATCGGCAGACAAGAAAGGGCAGTGCAGGTTTCACTTTGATGTTGATTATTTTAGGCTATTGAGGGATAATTCTGCGTATCCGAATCTTTTTAGCACTTTAGCGAAGGATGACCTATATGACGAATATATGAGTCTTCGCTCAAAAAGTGCCATTCGCAAAATGGAAATTGTAAGGCGCAGAGTTAAGGCGCCCAGACGAGATGGGCATAATCTGAATAGATTAGGCACTCCACTTCGCCCGGTAGAGTATACCGAAGACAAGCCCCCTAGAATTATTGCTCAAGGCGGTGAGCATCAGTCTGGTAAATTTAGAAAATCAATTTATAAAGAACAAACCACGACACTTCTCAGAGAAACTTTTATTGGAGGAGTAAGGCACCACGCCAGCGACGATAGTGAAAGCATTAAAAGAATGGGCACCTTGCGGGAATTTTTTGGCTCAACAGATTTACCTGCTTATCCAAAGCCTAGAGCATTTTGTGGCATCGATTATGATATGGCCGATAGAAATTCTGGTTACTATCAATATGGAGTTCGCTTAGAAATAGAAGATCCTACAACTGATTATCTTAGATCTAAGTTGGGCGCCCTCCGAGGTATGCTTAAAACATTTAACGAATACGTGAAATTTCTCTCTTCAGATCCGAAATTTCACAACTCTTATAACGGCCGTTTTACTTCAGCGCTTCATGCCAATCCCCAAACTAGCGGGTTTATCACTTCTGCACAGGGAGCAACCGAAAAACTTGCCATCTTTCTTGGCAACTTTACAGCGGTCAGCGAAGAACAAATTGTTCCAATGACCAAGGTTTTGTTTGACATGGTTGATCCAAACACTAGCAATATGTCGGGTGTGCTAGCAGTTTTGAAAATAATAACAAATATAACAACCAAGTTTGAAGATATGGTTGATGACGTTATTGTGCAAAAGCGCTCCTTTACCAAAACAAGTGAAGTTGATCGTGGTAAGCCCTTAATGCCATCTTCGCAAAAGCAAACGTTTATAACAGTTGAACACTACTTTGATGAAGTATTCGACGCCTCCGTGAATGGAAACTTGGGATACGATTACGTTTCGATCAAGCCGCTGCAGAAGGAAGATTATCATGACGATTGTGGTCTAAAAATCATATCTAGTCAAGATTACGGCGCCAGAATGGAGGCCGAAAACAAGAGGCTTTCTAAAAAACACAACGGAATGCAACTGGATGGTGCAGTCACCGTTGATGGAATAAAAGACTATAAAGGAGATCCAATTACTGTATTCGAGGGCGCCATTGAAAAAGCGAACTTTCTTTCTCCGTCTTTTGTTTACTTACCAACAGTAGAGGGCGGCAAGAATACAAGAAAAGAACTAGTTGTTGATTCTATGAAAGATTCCGATGTGGAGGATATGGTTTTGGACATTCTCTTGTTTAGGAATCCGGAGTCTAATGTTAAAGATCTTGCTGGTGCACCAAAACAAGATCTTACCAATTTAGATCAGTCTGGACTCCAGGCAATACAGCAAGTCGAAGTTACGACTGCAAACCCTTTAACTGGAGAAGATTCCAAAATGGGTCCAAAACAAAGGAAAACTCGTTCGAAGTTAATGACGTTGATTTCCTCTAGAGGTTGTGCTGTTGGAGAATATAAACCAAAGAAACCAAAGAAGCCCAAGAAATTGGGCAAATTTGGCTCTCTGATGGCATCACTTGACGATTCGAAACAAAATGAAGATGATATAAGGGAAGGCTTTTCTTATAAGGATTTTGCATCTCTTTCGACTAGCGACACCAATCCAAGTGATTTTTTGAAATCTTTAATTAGTATTACTGACTTAAACGCATCAAAATACAAAGAGACAACAGATGTATACGGCTTTGTAGATGAAACTGATAAAAAGTATTCACACTTGGTTGAGGTCTGGGATGCTTGGGCTTCGAAGGATCCGAATAACGATTGGAAAAATCCATTTGATGCATTACCCCGCCACGAAATCGCTCTTATGATTGAGCAGAGCATGCTCAAAACCATGTCACCTGCAGAATTGGAAAAGAGAAATACGCCTTCTTTTATAAACGTTGTTAAGAGGGCACTTTTCAACAACAAGGTCGCGAGAATTCAAGTATTCGACGGATATCATCAATATGAAACTGCTGGTCAATTTTCTTACAACATGAAGAGAGAATCTTGGCGAGACTTAACAGAAAAAGAGGCTGTCGCAGCAACCGGTCAACCCAAACTATGTAGAGTTGTTTCGTATTCGAATTCGTTAACAGGAGTGTCTTTAAAGGATTCCATAGACATGCCCACAATTGACGAGTATTTTATTTTATCCCCAGTTGGAAGCGTTGAAGAAGTTATTTCTGATCAAGTACCGACGTCGATAATAAACAATCTCTTTAACATACAAACGACAAAGAAAAAAGTAGAATCTTATGTTCAAACTTTGACCAAAACAAAATCTATGTCGTCTGATTATATGAGCACGAATACTGTATTTGGTGGCCCATCGAGAAAAACCAAGCCCAGTCATGATGGAGAATTAGCCGCTGGCACCAAAGCGCAGGAAAGAGTATACTTAACAAATCAAGGCGCCCAAGCCGGCGGAACAACTGCAGCCCCTGAGTCAACTGGACTTGGTGGTCTTGTAGGGGGTGGTGGTACGGGTGGACGACGTGACACTTATTAATAGGGCGAGAAGGTAAATAAATGAGCAACGAAGCAGACAATACATATTATAGCGCGTTAAACAACCTCCTCAAGTTATCGACCGGAGGTGGTGTCTCTATATCAGATTGGACTACAGAACATTCTTTGATTACAAGCAATGGCACACTCTACACTTCATTGCTCAAAACCAATCCCACCAACAATGTGGCTTTGAATGCTTTGGATCCAATTCGTTCAAATGTATTCGCCTATTGGTACTTGAATTCCGATGGCAAGCTTTCTTTTCGCTCAAAGGAGTTGAATGAAGCAAAACTCACACCACAAAATTATTGTAAGTTATTTAAGGGCGTAAAGAAATGTCCGGACGATCTTTTGTCTGAGAAATACTATAACATAGGATTTAAAATAGCATTTGCGCCACCCAACTCCGAGCGTCAAGGGTTTATGAAAAACCCAACTGGCATGGCACCATTTGATATAGTTCATCGTCAAACTTTGATTTTTACTTTTGACTACGATAAATTTAGAAGCGTATACGACGCTTATTTTACTGGCGATTTGGCTGTTAATCTGAATAAAAAAACCACAATGCATTCTTTGCTTGGGACTAGCATTAACGAGGATCTGTCCAATACCATATATTTTTACAGTATATTAGCTTCGTTTTTAGCAAATCCTGCTGAAAAATTTGAGAATAATCCACTCGCAAACACGCGCTGGACGACACCTTCCCACACAGCAGAAGATGATTCTCAGTATAAAGGTTTTTTTAATTACAATTCACACGTGTGGCAGAACCACGAACTCGACAATACCGGCCCGTTTCAAAAGCCAGCGGGGAGTTTTGTCTATTATGCTGCCTATTTTGGCCACAAGATACATAATCGATATTTTCGCGATATGACTTTCAACGCACCTCTTCCACAATCTGAAGAGGTTAGTGTGTTAAACAATTTGGTACCAAAGTTCCAAGGACAATACGGTTCCGGCGGCGGTTATATCGATATTAAACCTGTATACAATTTTTATATCCCTTTGTACGAAAACGGCATAAGACAGCAGGCAAATTTAAAAGAACACTTGTTACCCAATCTTTACGCTTTTTATGATTATGAAAATAACAAAACATCTGCTGGGCAATCGATTAAAGACAACTTGACTCTTCAAGGAAGCATATCTGAAAATGTATTGCAAGGCGTGATTGGTATAAACGAGGAACCAATTCAAGGCGTAGATAATAGCAATCAGTATTTCGACCTTTTTGGCAAACTGGCCTTTGATCAAAATATCGATGACATTACGATAAACAAAGCAAAAGAGAAATTTAGTCATATATTCTTTTCGCCGGAAAATTTGAAGTTTATAGAAGAAGCAAACGAATCCAAGAGCGCCTTCCCAATGTATGTCGATATCAAATTAGATACAGAAACTCCCGGCGAGTTTTGCAAACTCTTTTCGGACACAAACAACATGATGGATCTGATGAGGGCATATGTTGCTACGTGGTTTACGTGGTCGGGGGTTAGTAACAAGGAAAAGGGGTTTTTGAATTGGAACGATGACTTAAATGGCACATTAACACCTTATATAAATGATAAGTCTCCATATGACAATACCGCTGGCCAATCGTCCATGTTGACTGATTGGAAAAGATTTGCAAGATATAATTTTTGCACAACTTGGGAAACACCTCCAGGAATCCCTCAAACTCAAGTTGGCGCAGCGCTGAACATGGCCTACAATATGATGCCCGGTTTAAATTCTCAGACAATATCTCACGAACATGATATGCCATCGTTTGATATTTTTAGATGGTGGCACAGCAAAATGCAAGATGACCTTGCGTGGTTTCATGGTGAACAATACACCCCTTCAGTCGTGATGTCTAAACTGTTTAACAAGTTTGGCTTAAACTTTGGTTCCTGGGAAGAATCTATAGTTTCTGATCCGTATACGGACTTTGCTAACCAAATAAAAGAATTGCTTTATGTTGCTAATCTTAAAAATTTAATTAAGAAGCATTTTCGCACTTATGACGAAATAATGATGGGACACAAAGCATATTCAGAAGTGTTGTTTTATAGAATTGAAAAGACCGGCTTTTTAGATGGAATCGGTGGACAAAAAATAAGATTACAGAATTTCTGGATTCCCAATATGCCAGGGCACGATGTTACCAACTACATTGACACTCAGGTGAAATATGGCAACAGATATCAATACAGAATTTTTGCCTATAAGATAGTAATCGGTAATACATACGCATATAAATTTTATGACACCAGCACAGGACAGGACTTAGCCAAGTGGGTTGACAAGCCTTTAAAAACAGCGCCCGGGAGTCCTTTGCGGTATGACATGCCACCAGCGGAAGGCATTATAAATTACACTACCGTAGTCAATTCTGCCATAGAAGCGGCAGTTTCTGACACAGCAGGGACAACAGCGCCAAACGCAAATGCACACTTTGTTGTGGGAGAAGATGAACTGGGCATTCAACACGCATATATGGACATACACAATCAACCAAATGTGCAGTTGTTGGAAGTCCCGATTTATGAAACCGAAGTCACAATGGTTGATCACCCACCGATGGCACCTGATGTTGACATTAATTCTTACATCGGTGTGCCGGATAAAATAAAGATTGATCTAAACAGCCAGTCTGGCGATAGAGATCTTAAGCCTATTCCAATTAACGAAGGCGACATGCAGAAATTTGATTTAATTCGATATGCTCAAAAAAGATCGTTAAAAAATCTTGACGGCACATGGCTTGATCCTACAATTAGATTTAAGTTTGATGATATGCCGTCAGCCTTTCAGTTTTTTAGAATTGATTTTAAGCCATCTAAATATTCTGATTTCTCTGACGGACTTGTTGCTGAAGTTCGCACGGATATTGGTTCCGCCCATATTGACAGCATCGTGCCGAATAAAAAATACTATTATACATTTAGAACAATCGATGTGCACAATCAGGTCTCGAACCCCTCAATGATTTATGAGGTTGAAATGGTAAGTGAGGGAGAAGTTTCGTTTCTTACTTATAATGTTTTGGACTTGGACGAGGAAAAGAAAAAGGAAAGGCCGATAACCAATACAAAATCTGCGAGACAGTATATGAGGATATTCCCTTCCGACATACAACTGTTGGTAAACGAGAGTCTAAGCCCACAAAACAGTGGTGCCGAAAGTGCGTTGGAATTGGGATTGGGCGGCAGCCGGAATGTCTTCGGGCAAGAATTAGAAGAATCAGTTTTTAATAACAAAGTTTTTAAAATTAGGTTAACATCCAAGACAACCGGAAGAAAGATCGACTTAAACTTGAAGTTTATTGTGGAACATATGCCAGCAGACAAGAAACTTCTGAATAAGACGTAAAATATTAATGCTTTTAGATTAAAAGAAAGACTATTTATACTTAAAATACTAATTATTTTAGATAAAAGAGGAGCAAAATATGAGTTTTTTAGACAACAGTGGCGACATTATCCTTGATGCTGTTCTTACAGACACAGGTCGTTTTCGTTTAGCGAAGGGTGATGGCTCTTTTAAGATCGTCAAATATGCTTTTGCAGATGATGAAATTGATTATGGCAAGTTTGACAAAAATCATGCTTCCGGAAGTGCGTATTACGATTTAGATATTCTCAAGACTCCTGTTCTGGAGGCTTTCACGAATAACACCTCCATGATGAAACACAAACTCATGTCGATTCCCCGAAACAATCTTTTGTATTTGCCACAAATCAAACTGCACGAACCAACGGGCAATAACGATAATGCCCCTGGTATTAAAAAGAATGCTTTGGCAGCACAAGCAAATGGAATGTATGTTGTTGCCGTGGATTTAAATACCGAAGATGCGTTGGGTGGAACTGTTGCAACACAAGGATTGCTTAACGGAGCAACGTTTAGAAATTCACCGACTTCCATCAGGGTAGATCAGGGTCTGGTCACAACTGAGATTTCAAAGTATTTCCCCCTCGATCCAGATTTGATCGAGTCTAGGTTTATTGTTGAGATGGATAATCGCTTAGGCTTTATAACCAATGCTGGCGGGACACCCCAAGATCCTCACTTTATTGATGACGATCAAATCGCCAGTTATAGTTTTTCGTCAGCAACTAATTCAGACATGATTGGTAATCTTTCGACTTTGGTCGATCCGGATGATACCGGAGAAGGCACTCCTATTACTGGCCCTCGTGGAAACTATTTCCATTTTGCAGTAAGATCCTCTTTGGAACTTGAGACGAGTGAGTATCTTTTTACTAAACTCGGCTCTAGCACTGCAGCAACGTCTTGGGATAGCACCATTGCTGGCTATACCAATGTGCTGTTCGTCGATACAAACATACGCATTACTGGTGGAACTACTGGCAACACTATTGATATTCCGTTTAGATTTGTTAAAGTGTCTTAAAAATAACATTGCTAGAAGAGAAAATAAGGAAGGTATAAATTATGGCAACAATGTTTAAAACGTTTATGGAGAATGATATAGTCTCGACTAGAACTTTGCTCCACGAGGCAATTCCAATTACGGGATCAATTGTTTCTGGTACATATTTTGACGCAAACGCTAGTGCAGCCGATAATGAAACAAATATCAAAAATTATTCTCACGGCCTGTTTCAATCTGTCTATGATTATCCTTATTTGAGTTCTTCTGCAAATCACATTTTTGACCTTACTGTTGGATATGCAAACAGTTCTCCCCTATCTGGTACCGATGGAACTCGTGTTCAACAAACCGACAAAATTAACATTTATAATCAAATGGCTCAGGTTTTAGCCGGCCACGATTTAAATGGCAATATACGCATGTTTGATCGCGATGGAGACCTCGCAGACAGTGGTCTTGAAAAAGTTAAAAAGATGGACTCTGTTTTCTTTATGAACTTTTCTCGACTTCTTGTCAAAGATGAGATCAAGAAAGGATCCTTTAAACTGCAAATGATCACAGGGTCTGCAGATAGCGATCCGGCGAAAAATAGAAAAGATCATGCTAGCGTCGGTACCGCAACTGCGACATTGCAGGCAGTATCAGCAACGGTTGCCCAATATGACGGAGGTACGCTAACTATAACTAATGCTGCCGGCACGTCAAAGACATATGTTTTTGACGACGACAACACCGACGCTACCGGTACTCTCGAATCTAGTACCAACAATGTGTATATACAAATTAACGGCCTAAGCTCGGCAAGCACTATAGCCGCTCAAATTAAAGCCGCGATTGAACATGCCAACGGCCACAACGGTACAATTACAGTAACAGTGTCATCAGGGCCCGCAGCAAACGATACTCTTACTTTAACACAAACATCTGGTGGAGGAGGCAATAGAACCATAACACGAACGATGACTTTTGGTGGAACGGCTGATGATGTTTACACTGTCTCTTCGGCCTTCACCGGCGGCACCAACGTTAATCTCGAAGGCCAAATCGTTGAGCCGGGAACCACCAGTACAGATTACAGCGCCAAGTCTTTCGTAAGGGTTGGTCATGACAATTTACCGAATGCAAGTCCGGACGGATTTTATGCCAACGATGGTCGCTTCTTCGGTGGCGCACAGGCTGCAACAACCGGCCTCATTGATGCCCAAATTGAGTGGCCACGACCAACACTTCGAGTTAACGCATCTGACGGCAACTTGTCCGACAAAACGGAAGCATTCTTTGGCGTGGACACAACCGAGCAGGGCGCGAAACTTACTTTCGACAAGAGTTATAAAGATCTTCTTTATCCACTTCCTGCTTCTTTGGACAGTTTTGATGTTGATCAATCCAGCACCACACATACAGAGTACGGATATATCTTTACTCTTGATGATGTTAGTGGTAGTCATGATCTGTCCGAATACACCTGGGTTTCTGGATCCAGAGGCACAGGTAAGTCAGTGACGGCAAAAAGCGGATCTTACGAAAAGATTCTTGATGCTGGATATGATCGATTTACAACCTGTTTCCACGGTGGTTTCGACGGATATGATATTCGCGAAAAAGAACCTCTCATTAACCACAGAGGAACGATTAGTGCAACGGGTGGTGGAAATGCATTAACATCTGACGCTACAGAAACGAACAGTTATGCATTTTATTCCTTGAAGAAAGCCATCGACATGATCGCAGATCCCGAGTATGTGCCAATGAACTTGGCAACTGTCCCGGGCGTGACTAACAATCCTCTTACTTCGCACTTGATGAATGTTTGTGAAGATCGATCTGATTCGTTGGCGATTATTGACTTGGACGGTGGTTATACCCATGCTTGGGACGATAATACAACTGAGCAATCCAGAATTTCAACATCTGAAGTCAATACAGTTGTTACGACTCTTCGCGATAGAGGAATTAACACTAGTTATGGATGTGCGTATTACCCATGGGTCCGAATCTCAGATAATATCAACGGTTCGTCTGTTTGGGTGCCACCTTCAGTTGTTGCCTTGGGAGTTATGGGATCCTCTGAGAGTATTTCTGCTCCATGGTTTGCCCCTGCAGGATTTAACAGAGGCGGATTGTCCGAAGGCGCAGCCGGAATTCCGGTGACTGCAGTTCGAACGAAGTTGACGTCTAAAGACCGCGACACGCTTTACGAAGCAAATATTAATCCAATTGCATCTTTCCCGGCAGAAGGAATTGTTGTTTTTGGACAAAAGACGCTTCAAATTACACAATCGGCTCTTGATCGAATTAACGTTCGACGCTTGCTGATTTTTGTTAAGCGCGAGATTTCCTTTATGGCAACTAGAGTCTTGTTTGATCAAAACGAAGCCGTGACTTGGAGTCGCTTCATAAATATGGTCACGCCTTTCCTGGACAGCGTTAAAACAAAGTTCGGAATTCAGGAATATCGATTGATTCTTGACGAAACAACAACAACGCCAGATTTGATTGATAGAAATGTCTTGTATGCTAAGATTTTCTTGAAGCCGACGAGAGCAATTGAGTTTATTGCACTTGATTTCTCGATTATGTCAACTGGTGCTGCTTTTGAAGATTAAAAATAATTAATTGATTTTAAAATTAAAATCTATTTATAATAGGTGTAATAATTTGAATAAAATAATGGGAGTTAACATGTAATGAGCGATGTTTTACACAAAAGCGGCGCAGCCGCAGTAGCAGCATTAGGAAATCAGGGCAATTTTTGGGCTAGCCCTTCAGTTGAGCCAAAG